CTTTTAGATTTCGGAGAGCTTATCCGTCGCGTTGTTAAATATTTGGTTGAAGGTATCATGGTTGCAATTGCTGCTTATGCTATCCCAAAGCGGTCACTTAATTTAGATGAAGTTATGTTGATTGCTCTTACTGCTGCAGCCACATTCTCTATCCTTGATACATACGTACCATCAATGGCCGTCGGGGCACGCTCCGGTGCAGGCTTTGGTATGGGCGCCAACCTTGTTGGATTTCCACGTATGTAATTTGTTAAAACATAATTAAGATCTTAATTATGTTTTTTTAACTCAAATATTTATATGAATGAATTATTGATGAAAATTATTTTTGCCACACTTCTTGGTCTTATATTATACCAATTAAGTAAAACGCCTCATATTGAAGCCTTTCTTAATACTCCGAACATTATACTTATTGGAAATATATTTAGTGATAAGGATCACACTCGTTTTATATCTATTAAGGAACAAATTGAGAATGATAAGAATCTGCATATAGGGGAAATCATCAATATTAGTAAAAAATGTTCTTCTCTCAAGGATTTTGAAAAATCTGTAAAAGAACTAAAAAGAAAGTATCCAGAATTAGACCGAAATGATACCCATGCATTTATATCAATAGGTTATAATGATTTACTTACCAATGTACATAATTGTGAGAAAGCGGTTGAAGTTGAACCTCACTCTTCAACTAATCCAGGTTTATCAAAAAAACTACCATGTAATACGGAAGCTGATATATACAGTAAATGGAAAGAACAATTAGAATATTTTCATTCTACCTTTCCTCAAGTAAATATAATTGTATTAAGTGCATATTATCTTCCCAATGAATCTACTATTAAAGAATGCGGATTGAATTTAACTCCAAATAGACATCTATCATCAGATATTGATCAATGGAATGCCGATTTGGCCCAATTCTGTATGAAAAGAGAATGGGGTTTTATTGCTATGGATCATGAATTCAATCCAAAGGATATTTTATCAGGAAGCATTGATTTAAATAATAAAGCGAAAAAACATTTAGCAGAACTTATTAAACAAAAAATACATTAAATCGTAGGCACATATTCCCAACGCAGCTCTCTGCAAATTTTCTTCCATATTTCGTCTTGTTCTATTCTTTTAACCGGATCTTTAAGCATCGGAAAAAACGGTAAAAAAGAAATTTCTCCTAACAATTCGCAGATTTTATATAACACATAGTAATAATTCAAAAAATTAACACGATCATCTGGACAATGTTGGGCATATGGGCGCGTATATCCATAAATAGACTACATAGTTTATCTTCTAATTCGGGACTCATGATCGGAGGTTTTATACCAAGTTTATCTTTAATAAATGGTATATGCTCATAATACTTATTATAACCTAATTTTTTCAATATATCCTTTGCCTTTTTGTTTGTGAGATCTTTTACGGTAATTCTCTCCTTTTTGATTTGAGCCTTTATATTATTTAATACTTCTGGGGGAATTTGTGTGGTTTCTTTGGCCTGAAATTGAGCCAAAATTTCTCTGAAGTGATTTATTCTTTTATATGCATAAAAACATACTTCTTTAGGCGGCTCTTTATACGATGGCTTTTCATGGGCTATTAAAAAGGCATTCTGAACTCCGCATTTATTGCATATTCGGACCCCTTCGTGCTCTACAGATATTAGTTCTCCACCACAATTTTTATTTTCACATCTTTCATCATCCATCGTATAGTTGTTGATATCTATAAGCCCCTCATCAACATTTGTTAGATATTGTTGCATGGAGTTTATATTATCGGTCCTCTCCATCTTTTTCTTTTTCTCTCTCTTTGTAAAAAATGAATGCAGAATAGTTGTTTTGTTACCATCATTGGTCACATCTTTCTTCTTTTCAAAGTATTCAAAAACATGTTCCACATTGTCCAATAAATACCTTTTTTTTTTGCTCTTTAATTTTTTGATCTTTTTGTTCAACTTCTTTATGTCATCGGTTAACTGTAGCCGGTTTTCAATAGTTAAATTGCTCTTTTTTAATTCTATTATTTTTCCCTTCTTTTGAGCTTTTAATACAGGTATCTTACTATTACTGATATCATGAAATTCTTCCATTTTTTCATTATGTTTACTATCTACTGTAATATTTGTTTTTGGATTACGGACTATTTTTTTGTTAGCCTTTGGCTTAAATGAAGGCATTTAATATTAAAATGAAATTTTATATTTAATTCCATTTTTACGGATAAGTTTTATGTTTCAAATTGTGATGATTTTTCTCTCCAAATAACAATGGATGTTCAAACAACTCTATCAGATTCCACATCTTTTGATAATGTAAAACTCTGTAAAATGGCATTTATTTATAATTCTTTAGAAACTGGTTGGACTGTTAGAAAAAAAGATAAGTTATATATCTTTACAAAAAATCATGAAGGGAAAAAGGAGGTGTTTTCTGAAGAGTATCTTAAACGATTCATGAAGGATAATTTTGACATAGAAAAATTATTATCTATAAAAGAGTCATAATTAAATGATTTTTTCATAAAAATAAAATCTTTAGCAATATTATAACTATGGGAGGAGGATTAATGCAGCTTGTTGCCTACGGCGCTCAGGACGTCTATTTAACGGGGAATCCCCAGATTACTTTTTGGAAGGTTACATACCGCAGACACACCAATTTTGCTATGGAATCTATTGAACAAACATTTAATGGTCAGGCCGATTTCGGTCGCCGTGTGCAGTGTACTATCTCCAGAAATGGTGATTTAGCATACCGCACTTATCTTCAGGTCACACTTCCAGAGATTGGGCAGGACTCCTGCTGCAATCCTAAGGAATTTGCCAAGGTTTACGCTCGATGGCTTGACTATCCAGGAGAGCAGCTTATCTCAATGGTTGAGGTTGAGATTGGTGGTCAGAGAATCGATCGCCAGTATGGTGATTGGATGCACATATGGAACCAGCTTACCTTAACTGCTGAGCAGGAGCGGGGTTACAACAAGATGGTTGGTCAGACTACTCAACTTACTTACTTGATTGACCCATCGTTCGCGGATGTTGACTCTGCTTGTGCCAATGTTAACGTGCCTGCCGCTGTGTGCGCACCACGTAACGCACTTCCAGAGACTACTCTGTACATTCCGTTACAGTTCTGGTTTTGCCGCAACCCAGGCCTCGCCTTGCCTTTGATTGCACTTCAGTACCACGAGGTCCGTATCAACCTTGAGCTTCGTCCATCAGATGAGGTTCTTTTCGCTGTGACCAACCTTACGGAGGGAGGTGGTGCTGATGGTGATAATGTTGGCAACGGTTCGTCTGTTAAAGATGCCGTTTCGTACCAGAAATCGCTTGTAGCCGCTTCTTTATATGTCGACTATGTGTTCCTTGACACGGACGAGAGACGCAGAATGGCACAAAATCCGCATGAGTATTTGATTGAACAGCTTCAGTTCACTGGAGATGAGTCGGTCGGATCTTCATCCAACAAGATTAAACTTAATTTCAATCACCCATGCAAGGAGCTTATCTTCGTCGTGCAACCAGATTCCAACGTTGACTACTGTTCTTCATTTTTGAAGGGCGCACCTCTTAACGCCGCTCTTGGTGCCCAGCCATTCAACTACACCGACGCCCTTGATGCTCTTGTCAACTCTATCGCTGCCTTCTCCGGACCGGCTGGCGTATACCTTGATGATCAGCTGCAAATGAACGGAAACGGTGCCTTTATCGGCTCAAATGGTATGTTCCAGGATCCTGGCGCTGACACTAACAATGCTGTCGGTATCCAGTGGGGCCAGCAAGGACCATTTGACTTCATCTATGAAGGTGATTTTGACAAGACTGGTGTGCGCAACCCAGTGGGTAGTTTTAATGCCGGTGGTGAAGTGCTGCCGCCCTCTCCCGCTTACACCCCGGGTGGCACAAACGACTTGCCAGCAACCGCAACCTACAACGCATTGTACGGTAAGTCCACGATTTGGTATCCAGGTTGCACTGTACCTGCCATGAGTGTTCCTTTCCCAATCAGTAAGATCCCAGACTCGGGTGTTTCGGATGCGGGCGCATTCGTTCTTGCCGAGACGGCTCTTAACTTGCACTGCTGGGGACAGAACCCTGTTGTCACTGCTAAGCTTCAGCTTAACGGCCAGGATCGCTTCTCTGAGCGTGAAGGTACTTATTTTGATCTTGTTCAGCCTTACCAGCACCACACTCGCAACCCAGATACGGGAATTAACGTTTATTCGTTCGCTCTCCGCCCTGAGGAGCACCAGCCAAGTGGTACATGCAATATGTCCAGAATTGACAATGCCACCCTTCAGCTGGTACTTTCTACCAACGCCATCGGTGGTGACGCCACGGCCAAGGTACGTGTGTATGCAACGAACTACAATGTCCTCCGCGTAATGAGCGGTATGGGTGGTCTTGCCTACTCCAACTAAGTATAATAGCTTAATTTATATAATAATCTTCAATAAAGAACATTATTATATTGGATAATAGTATATGGAGAATGGACTTATTATAATCGGCGTATTATTAGTAGTACTAATATACTTTGTTATGCAAATACCCAGACACGGCACGCCAACAAAAACAGTTTATATAACAGATCCGTATAGAATAAATAGAAGCGTACTAGTACCATCCATATGGCGATATCCAAGTACTGTAGCAAGACCTTTGAGGCCATGGGGTCCGCGATTTAGACCGGGTTTCAGACCAGGATTCAGGCCGGGATTTGGACCACATCCTCACCGCCGTCATCGCCATTAATAAAATATCCCTATTAATATAATGGATTTTGTTGATGCCTTACTGATATTTGTTATGTTTCTTATATTTATGGTAATAATATTCCATATCTTTATGTACGGAAGAGATTTAGTAGTTTTTCCTCGGCGACTACAACGCGTACCTGATTATGATAGATATCCAGGCTCGCCAGAATATGATGAATATACAGATGACGATTCCGAGTCCGATTCTGATGATGATAGCGGATCCAATGATTATAATCGAAAACATTCCAGAAATAGACATAGATATCCTAATTCTAAGAAAGTCGCTTCCTATGTTGCATCTCATCTACCCCGATAAATATACTATGACACAAAATTGAATGGTTAGTTTGTTTAGCTTTAATAACTAAACAAACCTCTATATAATATATAATGCTACGGCAGGTAACGCCACAATTCTATATACTCACTCGTAAAGGCGAAAAATGGTCTACAGATAAATTAGATTTTCTTAGAAAATATAATCTTAAGGATATCTTTCATCCAATACCAATAGATTTCGTTTATGATGCCATAAAAGGTTATTATTATGAAAAACAATGTTTTACAATGCCATGTAAAATGGTAATGTTAAATTTTGATACTATAAATGGTGTCAGAAAGACATTAAGAGGCATCGTAGGGGTTGATTTTAAAGTTGATGATAAACAAAGAACTTACATATATATACGCATCATAGGTTGCAAAAGCATCACTAATACACCGGCAGCTCATGCAAAAAGAAGAAATAATACTGTTATGCAAACAGGTCGCGATATGTTAGAATGGTGGCAACGTTTTGCTTTACAGGGTAATTTTCAATACATTAAACTCAACGGTATGGAAGATGTATTGGGATTTTATTGGAAATTGGGTTGGCGATTTAATAGGTATCCTACTATAAAAAACGCTTCAAATAATAAATTTTGGCATTCCCGTATCTCAAATCTTAACGAAATTACTAAATTAAAAATAGCAGATCAATGTTGGATTGAAAAGCAGAGATCTGGTATTTTAACAAAATATTTTGATCGTTTCTTGGAAGGTTACTATTCAGATACGAAATTGGGTACCTATAGAGAAAGGGACGATCTATATGATATCTATTGTATTAAAGGAACGCGTACCAGACATCATTTAGGATTAAGATATCATGGATATACTATGTTTTGGTTTCCATTGGAAAATTGAACTTAATATTTATTTGTCTGAGAAACCAGACACATAAAGATTATAAAATGATTGGAACACATATTCGTAAATCGGGAAGCTTCAAGAAAAGTCTTCAAGCTTTCTTCTCTTTAAAGAATGTTGGTCGGCCAGTACAAATATTCTCGGGTTCTCCGAAGTTTTGGAAAAGGCCAAAGGTGACACTAGAACAACAAAAGGAGGTACTAGACTATGTTACAGAGCATAACCACAAAGTCTTCGTCCACTCCATT